TATGGTTTGATAAAATGTTGGAGAGGTTATGAAGATACAAGCGACTGAATTGTTTGAACAAATTGACGATGAAGTAAAATCTGGCAAAAGGTACATCTTTTTGAGGGGGTCATCTCGTTCAGGTAAAACAGTATCAGGACTGCAATATCTCATCGTAGAAGCATTATCTACACCAAACCTAACCATTACCATAGCTCGTGAAACTCAAGTGTCCATAAAGAACACAATACTTGTTGACCTTAAAGACATCCTTCAATCACTTGACCTATGGGTTGAAAAGAAATACAACAAGGTGGAGATGGTATTCCATTTTGACAATGGTAGTATAATCCGTTTTGTTGGTCTTGATGATTCCACTGGTAAGTTGCGTGGTATGAAATCAGACATCGTATTCATAGACGAAATTAACACAATCACTCAATCAAGTTTTGTTCAATTAGACATCAGAACATCAAAGTATGTTTTAGCAGCATACAACCCTGAGATACCCACAGATTGGTTTGGACTTGACTACGAGAAAAAAGAGAATGGGTGTGTGTTGGTTTCTACTTGGAGACAGAACCCGTTTCTTGATCCTCGTATTGTAGAATCAATCCAAAGTTTAAAAGAAACAGATTATGACTTGTGGTTGATCTATTCTGAATCACAGATTGTACCCCCTCGTGAAGTGATATTCCAAAAACCAATGATCTATGAAGAACTACCACAAGGGATCAAATATACTTACTACGGATTGGATTGGGGATTCTCACAAGACCCTGCAGCAGTAATTGAAGTCAAAGTAAAAGACAAAGAATTATACATCAAGGAACTGGTTTATCAGGCAGGTTTAACAAACGAAGATTTGGTGTATCTTATGAAGGATATTGGGTTAGGTAAATCTAACGACATCGTTGCGGACTCTGCAGAACCTAAATCAATAGAAGAGGTAAACAGAATGGGATTTAGATTAAGAGGGGTAAAAAAGGATAGTATCCTATATGGTATTCAGAAGATGAGACAATATAAGATATTCATCCATAAGGATAGTTTCAATCTGATTTCTGAATTTGATAATTATCGTTATAAAAAGGACAGGAGCGGTAGAATAACAAACCAAACACAAGGGATGGATCACGGAATAGATAGTGTTCGTTATGTAGTAACGGAGTTCCTATCAACACCACAGAAAAAATTTACAATAGTATGATAGAGATTTTAATTAACGACAAGGTCAAAAGAATTGATGACCATCTTAGCATAGGAATATGGCAGAAGATCCACGCTGAACAACAGAAGTTTACCAAGAACAATTTGGAATTATTGAGTTTGTTTTTGGATGAACCCAAAGAAACATTGGAGTCATTACCAAAAAATCAGATTGAATTTGTATTGGGATACATTACTGACATAATGACACAAAAGACCAACACAGAATTGGTTGAGGTATTTGAACACAATGGTGTAAAATACGGATTGGAAAACGATTGGACAAATCTTGCATTCGGTGCTTGGACTGACTTTGAGATCTTATCAGCTGAAAACATTGAACAAAATGTTCATCACATTATGGCAGTACTATATCGTCCTATTGTGTCAGAAAAGAATGGGAAATATGTGATTGAAAAATACAACTCAGAATCAGTCAAAGATAGGATGGAAATTATGAAGGAGATCCCCTTGTATTATTGGTTGGGAGCTAGTAGTTTTTTTTTGCGAATCGCAGAATTATACATTATAGATTTAGAAACTTCTTTGAGATTGAAGAACAAGATGAACAGGATGATAATACTGACTTGGACGAAACTCCCCAAATTCCTCCAAAAGAGGCTGCCGCTAGATTCTATTTTGGGCTCTCATTTACCCTCTCAAATGAGGATATTACCAAAATGAAGCAGATAGAAGAGATGTCGGTATATTTGTTATTAAACACTGCATCCGTCCTAAAAGACAGACGAATAAAAGAACAGGAAGAAATTAAAAAACTTCAAAACCAAAAGATAAGGTAAATGGAACATTATGTAACCTATCATAAGATATTGGATCTTATAGAACAATATCAACAACAATCACCAATCCTAAATTCGTTTGGATATGGTAATTTGGTGGACTTTGGTAAGTCATTGAGTGGAACAACTCAAACACAAACACCAAACTACCCCTACATATTTGCAGTTCCACAATCTATTGAATTTAATGAGAATACCAGTGTGTATTCATTCACGATTTTATTTGCTGATATTCTTAATACCGACCTTAAGAACGAAAAAGATGCGGTAAGTACAATGTCATTAGAGGCTCGTAGATTCATCTCATACATCAAGAGGGGTTATTTGATGGATAAGATGGACATACAAATGCCAGTTCAAGCCTTACCCTGGCAAGAAAGATTTTCAGATCACACAGCGGGGGTTGCATTGACGGCAAACATCATCATATTTGAAGACATAAACGCTTGTGATTATTACGAATAATGGCTGATTTAAATGTTCTAAGGGATAGTATTACAGAGTTATTACAGGGTGCTGTAAAAAAACAACTCTTAATACCTTATCCTGCACGAACATTTGATGGATCACCAAAACCAGTATCCTTAAAATACCCACAACCATTCGGTAATAAGATTGCGTCTTCACAACTATATAATTCTGTTGAGGTATTCTTTGAAACAGATTTTGAAGATGGTAAACCACGAATAGTATTAGATTTTGGTAGTGCTAGTTGGTGGAGATTTGTTAATAGTGGTAGACCACCATCAGTAAGGATGCCTAACCTTGCTGCAATTGAAGCTTGGGTTGCTCAGAAGGGAGCAATACCTAATCCGAATATGACTTTGGAACAAAAGACATTTGCGGTGGCTACAAGCATCCAAAAATATGGTTATTATGGTATTCAGTTTATTGATAAAGCCTTTAAAGAAGTTGAAAGAGATTTGGTTGATCTATACGGACAATATGCTGGTGAATACTTTAAACAACTTCTTGAAAAAACAGTACTGGTTGAATGGAACAAAGAATACAAATATGATTCAACAGAACAATTTATAACATTAAAAATTGATTTAAACAAATGAGTGTAGTTTTCACCAAATCCCCTGCCGACTTCCAACCCGTGTTGAGTGATGATTTGTATTTTGTATCAAGTGCAGATACATCCAACAAATACAAGTTCCGTTATGTATATACCCTTTATGTTGAAGATACACCCGTTTTTTCAGGTAAGTGTACTCCCAACCCTTATGGTCTTGGAATAATTGATCTACAACAAGTTTTGGAGACCTATACATACAACAACCCAATCTCATATTGGAATACAACCCCTATCTATACTCACCAAACATTTCCATTTTCAAGACCATCAAGTGATGAGGTAATCAACTACCAAATTAAATGTGGATATGAATATGCAGATACTGCATTAGGGGTCGTTACTGGTTTTACTGGTGTTGGTAATGCAATCGGTCTACCTGCATATCCATCAAGTGTATATAAGACCTTTAGATCAACGATGGGGGTTAATGGTAGAGCAACACAACAGACATTTGATTTTACACCATTTGTATTATCAGGAACACCAACAGGAGTAAATCCAACTACATCAGGAATGTTCCTAACCAACTCACCACGATACAGAAGAATTGATCCAAGTGAATATTATACATTAGGATTTACAAACTATTACCTAACACAAAATACAGGATCAACTCTATCAGAACCATACTATGTAAAATATTCGTTCTATGATGATCAAGGATTGTTAATTACCGCATATACATACGACAATATTACAACCAATGGTGGAGGTCCAAGAACAAACTGCAATCAGGTTTATCAAGCGATGTTCTTACAAAACCCTGCATCTGCTACAACTGAATACAATACGCTCTATGTTGGAGCAGGTCCTGCAAACATTAGTAACTTTCCGTCAAATGCTGTTCAATATACAGTCCAATTATTTGGTCAATTCACAGGATCTACTTCACCGATATTACCAACTCCGACACCAACACCTACATCAAGAACACCTTGTGTATGTCGTGAATATGAATTTACCTCACTTGCAGGTATAAGCACTCTTACATACCTAAATTGTAGTGAGACACAATATGTCTTTGTTGAATCACAAGAGGGTGAAACTCAAACCTTCTGTGCGTGTCAAGGTAGTGTATCAATATTAAGTGGATTTGAATATATATTAACCGATAATGGTAGTTGTGTTGTAACAACCCCAACTCCAACACCAACAGCAGCTTGTTCGGGTTGTACCACTTATGCAGTTGAATACACAGGTGATTCAATTAATGCTACTGTAACCTATCAAAATTGTAATACAGGTGCGTTTGTAAATCTTATTGCTTATCCTGGTTTCATCTATCAGATCTGTGCGTGTCAATTACCGATAGATACTGGTGATGTAGGATACACTAATTTAGGTAGTTGTGTTCCTGGTGCTAGCCCCACACCGACCCCAACTTTAACAAGAACACCAACACCTACACCATCAATTGCAACCTACACCTATTTGGGTAGAACAACACCTGACCAAGATAATGGTCCTACTGCTTGTTCAAGTTATCTAACCGCAAGAAGTTATACGGGTCTTAAACCACTTGCATCTTTAACTGTTGGAGATTACCTTTATGATTCTTATCCAGGATCACCAACTGATGGTAATAACCTATGGGTTGCACTCAAGGTGGGTGGAGCAGGAGCAGGATACGCATTCCAAGTAGCTGACGATGGTGAAATCTTAGACACATATACCTGTTAAAAATTATTAGAATATGGGCTTAATTCCACAACCAAATCCAACGACATATACTGAAGGTAATTGTTCAGGATATACTCCTGTATCGGAGGTGTTCACATTCAATGTTGAACCTAATTGTTCAAGAAGTGCTACTCAGCATCTTCAACTGATGTTTTTAAACAGATATGGTCATTATGACTACTACACATTCCTTGCTGAAAGAAGTGAGGGTATGAATATTGCTCGTCAGACCTATAATAGTTGGAATATAGATTGGGGTAGTAGTGATCCAAACAAAACACAATATTCAAGAGGACTTACTGATAGTGATGTTGCCCTGAATGAAACGATTGTAGTTAATACAGGTTTTATCAATCAACCTGATTTCCAATTCTTGGAAGAACTATATACATCAAACGAGGTGTATGAAGTACAACCAGATGGGGGTCTGTATCCTGTAAATATTATTAACACGGAGTTCGTGTCAAAGATACAGGGTAATAGAACCATCTATAACTTGGAACTTCAATATGTTTATTCTAACAACATCAAATTATTAGGTAAGTAAAATGGATACTACATTATTAGTTAATATTTCAGGAACAACCTATCAAAGATTAGACATCTTTGAGGATATTCCTATTACCCTTACGATACAACAGAGCGATCTAACCGATCTTACTGCCAGACGAACACCATACTCAAACACAATACAAATTCCTGATACATCACAAAATGCTCTAATCTTTGAACATTATTTTGAGGTCAATGGAATTGATTTCAATCCCTTACAAAAGATTCCTTGTGTCGTTCAATACAGAGGTACTGATATTTTTCAGGGGATATTAAGATTAAATGCGGTAAACCAAAATGCAACAAGTAGAACCTATGAAATCTTTATCTTGGGTGAGGTTTCAGATTTCACCAGTCAGATTAAGGATTTTGACCTACAGCAATTGGATTGGGTGGATTTTAACCATACCCTTGATTACGATGTTGTTGTAAGTTCTTGGGAAGCAAAAGCATCAAATACTGATGGATTTCTAAATGGTGATATAATCTATCCATTGGTAAACTACGGATTGTTCTATAGTGGAACATCAACCACACCATCTTGGAGTTATGATTTCAACTCTGGTTCATCTTTTTCTTTAAGTGGTAATCCTGTATCACCAGCAGGATTAAAACCCGCAATCAGGATAAAAAAGGTATTAGACAAGATATTTGAACAAACTGACTATACCTATGTTTCTGATTTCTTTGACACCAATTATTTCAAGAGTATCTATATGGATACATTCACAGATGGAACGATTGGTGCAAACTCAGCCAGTGCTGTAACCAATCAAAATATCTTTAAGGTATTCAGTGAAAGGATTTTGTATTATAACCCCACAGCGATTGTTAGAAACCTAAACTGGAATACCCTGTCTCCTGATGGTTATGATCCACTACAGAACTTTAAATTGGGTGTTGCAGGATCACAGGTTACTCCATCCAATTCAAGTTATTTTAGAGCACCTTTTACTGGTGATTACTTCTTTAACTTCAGGTTCAATTATCAGAATGTTGGATTATTCACTCAGAACTATTATTTCAACATCATTGCAAACAAAGGAACTGATCCGAATACATTGGAGTCAGGTCCGTCGTTCTATGTATCACCACAATTAGTTGCTGATCTCACAGATCAGTCAGTACACATTTATTTTAGTGGACCAATACAAGCTGGTGAGTATGTAAAATTGATGTTATTAACTGACATCTTTGCAACAGGTAGTTTATCACAACTTGCAATCAAACCATTTTTTGATGCAGGATTTAGTGAGCCAGCACCACAATGGGATCTATATTTTTCACCTGAATTTATTGATGTATCCATAGTAGATTTTGGACTTGGTATCCCTAACCTAAATGCGTTGGATTTCTTTAAATCACTGGTGACCTTATTCAATTTGGTTGTAGTCCAAGATGAAACCACCAAACAGGTTAGAATAGAACCATATAATTGGTATTACAATGACGAAGAAAGAATAGAACAGGATTGGACACAAAAGGTAGACAGAAACTCTGATATGAGGATTGAACCCCTATCCTTTGATTTATCAAAAGAAGTAACCTTTACCAATTCAGTTCCAAGAGAAGATAAGTTAAATAACGAATACTACTTCTCAAAGAATTTCGTCTATGGTAGATTTAAGTTTTCAAGTACAAATAACATTTTTGTTGGTGAACAGAAATACGAACTACCTTTTGATTCAGTCCCGACCAATGCTTTGGTAGGTGCTCCCAATTTTATCATACCTGAGTTTTTTCAGTTGGTGAATGGATTACAACAACCATACGCAACAAAACCACACCTGTTCTTTTGGGTGGGTAATAGATACGCTTACAAGGATGCACAGAAGACCATTCCTGGTTATTGGTATTTGTCATCAGGGGGAACACCAGTTCAACAAACGACTTATCCTGCGGTAAACCATTTAAGTAGTTTGGATATTCAATTGCCAGGTCTTATTAGTGATCTAAACTTTGATTCACAATTTGACTACTTTGGATTTGTTAATAATCAGATCCCACAATACTCACCTTACAATTTATTCAACCTTTGGTGGAATGATTACATCCAAAATATCTATTCACCTGAGACCCGTAGAATGACTTGTAGGGTATTCTTAAAACCTATTGAGATACTCAAGACAAGTTTAAAAGACAGCATATTCATCAAAGATGCAGATTGGACTATTGAAAAAATAGTTGATGCAGATTTGGTCAATAAAAAATTAACACAAGTAAGTTTGATTAAGGACAGAGTTCCGTATTATAAAGTAATACCACCAGCTCCTGTTTATGCATTATCAGGGAATACCCCTTATCCTGGTGTAGAACCAGTTTATTCTACACTATGTTGGGTGTCATTTGACAAAGATGCAGTATGTGATGAAACGGCACCATCACTCTTACTTTACACATTTGGTTCAGGAACGATCGGAAACTACGACAAGGTCTATTATGACACTGGTGTTAGTTTAAATCTATTAGAACAAGGATACTACCTCAAACAACAAGGATTACCAAGTCCAGACACCTTTGTGGTGGTAGATAATTATGGAAGAATATTAGAACAACCCTGCTGATGGCTCAGAATATAGGATTAGTAATCACATTAGGTGGTGTAGAAAAAGTAATTTCAAGTATTGAAGAACTTGAAGGTGCAATTAACTCGGCAAGAGAACAATTAAGTCAAACTGGTAAAAGTAGTGAAGCTTATAAAAAATTATCTACAGAAATTGATGGAGCAACAACTAAATTAAAAGATTTAAAAAAACAACAAGAAAATTTAAATCCTGAAAAATTTTTAGTTGGATTTGCTCAACTTGGGGGTTCAATTACTCAAGGATTTGCGGCGGCAACTGCCGCTGTCGGATTATTTGGAGGTAATACTGAAGCAGTTGCTCAAGCGGCAGCAAGGGCACAAAATTTATTAACAATTGCAATCTCAGCTCGTGGAGCTGCTGAAGGTCTTGCAGGTATTAAAACAGTTGCATTAACTGTTAAAACTCTTGCACAGACCGCAGCAACCACCGCAGCGACTGCGGCAACAAGAGCGTTCTATACAACCTTAGCTGCTAACCCAATGGGTGCAGTTCTTGCGGTTATAGGTCTAGTTATCACAGCGTTGATCGCACTAACAGATTCAACAGAAGAAGCTGAAACTGCAGAAGAAAGATATCAAAAGACACTTAAGAAAACCAATGATGAAAGAGAATTTACATTGGCTCTGTTAAGAGAACAAGGTATTAGTGAAACAGAACAGATACAAAAAAGAATTGGTTTTGCAGAACAGGATTTAAATGGTGCTCGTGCTAGACTGAATATATTGATACAGGAAAGAGCATCACAAAAAGAAATTAACAAGGAACTACAAATCATTGCTGATAGTAAAAAAATTATTACATTAGAACAAGCAAGATTAGACAGGATTGCAAGAGAAGATTTAGAAAAGGGTGAAAAGGAAACTGCGGAAAATAGAAAGAAAAGAGCAGACGAAAGAAAAACTCAGATTGAAGCTGAGATTGCATTACAAGGTGAATTGACCCGTGCGGAACTTGCAAGAGAACTTGCAGGTAGAGAAATAGATCCTGTTGAGTTTAATAATCAATTACAGAAGAGATTAGACCTTGTTGAGAAACTTGTTGAGGGATACCAAAGTGAAGAAACTGCATTAGAGAAATACAACAACACTTTGGGTGATGTGTATGACCTCAGAAAATTGGATTACGATGAACAGAAATTATTAGAACTTCAATTATTATCACTTGGAGAAGCAACTGGTTTATACAATAGTGAATTAGGTATTACTCGTAAAGTTTTAGAACAGACAATGTCTTCAGCTGATAGGTTTGGAAATGTATTTGACACAAGTAGATTACGAGGTATTGAAACAATAGTTTCAGGTATAGTCGGTGGTGATGATATCAAAGTTGTTAGTCAATTAGACCAAAGGTTATTGGGGGTATACAACACACTGACTTTAATTACAAGTGGATTTAAGGAAGCAGGTAGTGGTTTAAAACAAATTGATTTATTCAATATAGTCCGTGTATTACAAGGATTTGAAGAAGGTGATAATATTCTAATTAGTAAGGTTGTTGAAAACAGAAATAAATTATCAAAGTTTCAGGAACAATTTGTTGCAGATTATATCAAAAACAATCTTAAATTAAAAGAAGGTGAAGTAGGGTATACTAAAGCACTTGAAGAAAGTACAAAGAGTGGTGAAGTGGCATTTGCTCTTATCTTACAGAACACTGAAAACTTCGTAAAATTTGAAAGAGCAACATTCCGTGCATCTCAAAATCTAACACAATTAAGTCAAAAGATAACTGATTTGTCAAGGTCAGCACCAGCATTAAATGCGTTCTTAGCACAGAACAGGGATTTGATCACTGAGTCATTCAGTGTTGATTTAAGTAAGTTAGAGGAAAATAGAAACGCATTACTTGCATTGGATAGAATCCTTGCAACCAAACAATATGGTGAAGCTGAGGGTTTCAGAACAGAAATCCTTGAACTTGAAAAACAACTTGCAGAACAGGGGATAGA